CACGGCTCCCTGCACGGGTGGGATCGGGTGCAGGGAGCCGTGCCTGAAGCGCCAGTGGGATTGCGTTTAATTGTAGACGACCCCTATGTTTCTCCCGAAGCTGGAGAAGGACGGCTGTTTCAGCCTGCGGGAGATTTCCAATCCCAACTGCCCGGATCGGGCTGGTAACACATGGAGCAAACGGGCATGGATGCAGTATTAGCAAAACTGAGCAAGAAGCTAGGCCGCAAGCCTATGCTCAAGCGAAAGGGCTTGACCACTAGCGAGCCGCTCCGTCCCCCCGGCATGACCGTGGTGATTGGCATGGGCAAGCCGATGGGCAAGAAGGGCGCGTTTGCCAAGCGGGATGAGAAGGGCTATCCGATGGACGAGGAAGGTGGCGACGACGAGGAGATGGTCACAGAAACCAGCCCCGAAGGGTTGTCCGCCAAACTTGATGCGCTGATGGAACGGCTAGACGCCATCGAAACCAAGATGGGCATGAACGACGAAGCTGAAGACGACGAAGAAATGGAAGACGAAGACGAATCCGACATGGAGGAGGACAACTAATGTTTGAGAACCCAGCCATGACGTTGGCAATCAAGCTGGCAAGTCCGATTCTGGTCGGATTTGTCACGCCGTTTGCGGTTGATGCTGTCAAACGGAGTGTGGCGTTGGTCGATAAGGCTCCGACCTATGCCAAGCAGGGTCTTGCCATTGCAATCGCCTCCCTCGGCACCGCCCTCACCGCCATCCTCGGCGTGGATGTTCCCGCTGATCTGGCGGCATGGGACGGCGAAGTCGTGAAGGCAATGGTCGCAGGCTTCTTGGCTATTGCGATCAAGCAGCACAAGCAGTTGAAGAAGGCCAAGTAGTCACATGGCCTCCCCGGCGTGGCAGCGAAAGGAAGGGCAAAACCCAGACGGGGGACTTAACGCCGCCGGTCGCGCTTCGCTGCGGGCGGCTGGCAAAGATATCAAACCGCCTGTCAAAGCAGCGGAAGCGGCCAAAAGCCCAACGTCTGCCAAACGACGGATCGCGTTTTGTAAGCGGATGAAGGGGATGAAAGCCAAGCTGACCAGTGCAGCAACGGCCCGTGACCCAGATTCGCGGATTAACAAGTCACTTCGTGCGTGGGACTGCAATTAACGTCAGGAGATAACGATGTCTGTTGGAAACTTGCTCAAAAGCACGACGACCGTTGCCGCTGCACAAGACGCCGCCACCATCTCGGGCTTGCCCAGTGTGGGATCGGTTGGCATCCAAGTGACGGGCACCTTTGTGGCGACGGTCACGTTTGAGGCCACCGTGGATGGCACCAACTACGTTGCCCTCAACTGCCTCCCCAGCAACAGTGCCACCACCGCCTCAACCGCGACAGCAGCGGGTGCCTTTACGGTCTCCTCTGGCGGGTATGCCGCCGTTCGGGCACGGTGTTCGGCCTACACCTCTGGCTCGCCCGTCCTGACCGTCCGCTACGTCGGATCGTGACCGAATTCCTGCTCCGTATCCTGTGGCCGCTGGTGCTGGTCTACGGCATTTATCAGGGCTGTGCAACGGTCAAGCTCTTTGCCCCGTTACGGGATACGAGTCCAGTGGAAGAAGACCCGTATACGGTCCATGTGCCTGAAGATTTAGTGGCCGTCGTGTTGCAGTACACCGATAGCTGGGCGCAGGAAGATGTGATGAAGTCTATCCGTGAAAAGTACGCCACGTTGCGGGACTGGAACGCGGTCAGAAGTGCCTTTGGCGTGGGGAGGATTGACGCATGACGGGACCGATGTTCTTTGACGACAACGACCCGATGGGGTTGTTGGCTGACGGCACCGCGACCGTCCCCTCCCTCGACGGCCCGATCCTCGAAACGGAGATGCTTCGGGCGATGGAAGGGTTGTCCAACGACCCGCTTGGCCCGAACGAGAAGGTCGCGCCCAACCCGCCGTCGAACAACACCAACACCGCCGCCGAAAACGATGCGAGTTTGCAGCGGGCGTTGTATGGGTACGACTTCCCGGGCGCGGATGGGCAAGACGACATCGACCCGTCTGCGTGGTCGTCATGGTGCCGTGGCTTGTGGGAGGGTCGGCGTGATGCGGTGCAGATGCATTTGCACTTGGTCGAGCGCAACCGCCTGTTCCGTGCAGGGCAGCAGTGGATTTCGGCCAACGGCATGGGTCCGTGGCGGGAACCGGCGCGTCCGCGTGATGCGGCCCGTGTCGTGTACAACATGGTTGATAAGGCGCTGGATCAGCGGTTGCAAATTCTGATGGATCAGAAGCCCGGCTTCTCCGTCACGCCCGTCACGCAAGACCCCGAAGATCGTCGGAAGGCGCAAGCTCAACAGATGGCGCTGGAGTACCAGTATGAGCAGCAAGAGATGCAGCGTATGGCGCGAGAGGCGAGTTTCTGGGCGCAAACGGACGGCATTTCCTTCTGGCACGAATACTGGGATCCGAATCGTGGACCGTGGGACGAGCGCATGGGCGATCTTGCTGGGCAGAAGAAGCCTATGGGCGATATTGGCTGTCAAACGCTTCGGGTGGAGCAGGTTCGTGTCTCGCCAAACGCGACCGCGACCCAACGCCCGCACTGGGTCATCATTCGCGAGGTGATTTCTCGGAGTGAGGCGGCGTATCGGTATGGCGTGACGGGATTGGACGCCGCTAACACAATGCTGTCCACCAGCAACGGCCCGACGTACAGCGGCAGTGAAGGGATTGGCGCATGGGTTCTCTCGCAGACCACGATTGGCGAAGGCCAGCGGTTGCGGGATGAGGATGTGACGGAACGGTTCACGGTCTATCTCCAGCCGCACCCCGATGTGCTGCCCGAAGGCTTGCAGATGGTGGTCGTTGGCGATGAAGTCGTGTTCGGACCCTCACCCCTTATGTGGAACACGATTCCACTGGTCCCAGTACGCGACGGTTCCAGCGACCCCAGTTACTATCCGCGCCCCGTCATGGAGCAATGGATAGATCACCAGATGCGGATCAATGCGTTGTTGTCCAAGTGGGTCGAGAACATCCGCGTGAACGCCGGCGGACGGTTTTTGACGCGGCCCAACGCCATTGCGACCGAAACGTTCATGGGCGGCGTCACGTCTATGATCGAAATTCGTGGCGCGGGTCCAATGTCGGACAGCATCCAGCCGGTCAACGGGTTTAGTGTCGGCAACGATGTCAAAGAAGCACTAGCGTTAGAAAAGAGCGCCTTTGAAAACGCTTCGGGTTACAACGCGGTCAGCCGTGGGCAGGTGACGGGCGAATCGGGCCGTGCGATTATTGCCAGCCGTGAACAGTTGGAGCGGGTGTTCAGCCCCGGCGTCAATGCCTTGGCGATGGCCTTCACTGACTGGGGCAAAATCACGCTGGCAGGGATGTCGTGGGGCTACGATATGCCCCGCTCGCTTGGCGCAGTCGGCAAGGGTCGTCCTGACCTCGCCCGTGCCGTGTCGGCGTCGGACTTTGACGGACAGAGCGATGTGAAGGTCGAAGCCTCGTCGATGATGCCGATGCCGCTGGCGTTCCGTATGTATATGCTGGACAACTGGCTTCAGACGGGCGTGATCGACATGAAGGAATACCGCCGTCGCCAGATGTTTGCGGTGGCGGGGGACATCTCGACGCCAGACTCGGATCAAGAAGCACGGGCCAAGCGGGTGGCAGATGCCATTCGGATGCAGACGCCCGTACCCGAAGTGCGGTGGCAAGACAACGAAGCGATTCACCAAGATGTGCTGGAACGCGAGTTACTACTGCAAGACGACGTAGAACCGTCTGTCATTGCCGCTGCACAAGAGCGGTGGGTAGCACTCGCGAATCAAGCACAGCAGAAACAGGGAGGAGGACCGCCGCAGCAAGGTGGCCCTGCTGGTGCTGGCCCAGAACGCGGCCCCGCCGCAGCCAGTGTACCGAATATCACACCGGGACAGTTACCGCTTGCCAGTGGCAACCCGCCCATTGGGGTCACCAACCTTCTCCAACAGAGTTTGGCTGGCATCCCAGAGGAAGAACAAGCCGCACAGCAAGCTGACATCTTATCCCGACAGCAATAGGATCGCAGCATGGACCTCGGTGAAGCAATTTCCAGTGCCGTCGCAAGCGCCCTCCCACCACAGCAAGACACGGCTGTGGCTGAGGATGCCGAAGAGACACTGGCTCCAGATGCAGAAGAGGGTGGCGATGAAGCACCAGATTCCTTTGAGGAATTAGAAGACGTTGGTGACCAGCCTAATATGCCAGAAGGCTATGTGGCTGTTCCCACGGTCATGGATGATCTGGCAACAGAGTTCTCACTCCACGATGCAGAAGGAGAGGTTGAAGTCCCAAACTTGATGGTCGAGTACAAGGCCAATGGGAAGATGCGCCATGACCGCTTGGATCAAGTGGTCAAGCTGGCGCAGTGGGGCGTGTACAACCAAGAGCGTGAACAGAAGGTCCAGCAGATTGAGCAGGTTGCTCAACAGGTCTATCAAGAGCGCGAAGAACTCGCGACCTTGCTGTCGGAACGAGAAGAGCAGATTGAAAAGTTGTTGATGGACGACGATTTCTTGTTGGCCGTGCGCGATGCGTATGGCGAACAGAACTCGCCAGAAAGTAGGGCCGCTCGCGCAGAACAAGAGGTGCAGGACATTCGTGTCCAACATCAGATGTCCGCGATTGCGGAGAAAGGCCAAGTGTTCTATGACAACGAAGTGGTGCCAGCCCTCAACATGATTGTTGGGGCACTGCCATCCATTTCCGTAGACGAGTTGGCCGAGAAGTTCCAGATGGCGATGTACGCGCACGTTGAACGCGCTCCAAACGGAGAGGCGTATGTCCCAGCGTCACGCTACGATGCGATCAGACAGTACATCCTCGACGATTTGGCAGTATGGGCACAGGGGCAGCATGGCCGTCGTTCTAAGTCAACCACCTCGGCTCCCCAGCGGGAGACACAGCAGGCGTTGGCAGAGCGGGACCGCGCTCGCATTGAAGCACAGAAAGCCAAGCGCGTTGTAGGACAAAAGACCCTCCCCGTTGGCAATGCGGGCAAGCCGTCTGGCAAGCCGAAAGCCTATGCGGGGAACACCGTAGACGATGCCGTTGCCAGTGCGTTGAGTACGGCGTTGTCGTCATTCCGTTAATACTACCTTCGAGGTAACTCGTGCCAAATCCTACCCTTATTACCGATGCCGAACTAACCGGCCTCCTGAAGAACGTGTATTCGCAGTTCCGTGAGAAGGTGCAGAACCTTGTCACTCCTCTCCTCGCGCAGTTGGAGAAGGGCCGCTCTGGTGGCCCCCGCAATATGCGTTGGGGCGGTAACAACGTGTTCTTCGACGTAGTGACTGGCCGACCGGCTGGCGCGACGTTCTCGGCCTCTGGTTACTTCCCGCCCGACACGACGGCGACTGAAGTGCAGGCCAATGTGGGCATCGTCCGTGCGTACACCACCCGTCAGGTTGACGGTCTGGCGTTCGTCGGTACGCAGTCCAAGGATGCGGCCTTCACGACCATCGCCAGCAAGACGATGGAAGAAATCAAGGACGCTTCCATGCTCCTCATGCAGCAGGCGTTGCATAACAAGGCCGATGGTGTGGTGGCGTTGATCGGCACCGTGACTAGCACGACCGTTATCATCGTTTCCTCGCCCTACGGCATTGCCAGCTCGGGTCAGGGTTCGTTGCTGTTGTCGGTGGGCGACTACATTGCCGTCCTCGACACGTCCTCGTCTGACGCGGTGCTGGGTCGTGCGGCCATCACGGCCATCACGAACAGCGGCGACAACGCCACGCTGACCATCGGCACGGCCATTGCGAGCATGGCGGCAACGGACAAGATCGTCAAGGCGACCGCGAGCGATACGTCGTTCAACGGCGCGATGAACGGTCTCATCAGCATCACGAACCGCGCCAATGCGTATCCGTCGCTGCACAACATCAGCAATGCGACGTACAGCATTTGGGATGCCACCCGCATGACGGCGGGCACGGACACGCCTGATGCTACGCAGCCGACCGAATCGGACATCTGGGACTTGATCCAGAAGATTGCCGGTCGTTCTGGCAAGGATGCCAATGTGAAGCCCAAGGACTTCCTCCTTATGACCACCCCCGGTCTGGCGAAGAAGCTCATGGAGTCGATGGTCGCCCAGCGTCGCTTTACCTCTGGCGAGTTCGGCACCACGATCAAGGGTGGCTACAAGGCCATTGAAATCTGTGGGATCCCGTGCGTGACGGACTACTACGTCCCGGCTGGCACGATCTACCTCCTGCACATCCCGTCCCTGTCGTGGGTGGATGCCAAGGATTGGGGCTTCGTGGAGTTCGAGGGCGCGGGTCCGTGGCGTTGGTTGTCGGGCCGCGATGCGTTCGAAACGACGTATGGCTGGTACGGCAACCTCGCGTGTCTGGCGCGTAATGCGCATGGCTCGATCACGGGGTACACGGACACGGCTCGTTACAGCCACATCTAAAGTCGCGGTGGGGGGTGGTAGCACTTCGGCTGCTGCCCCCCATTGGGATCAACTTGGAGACTTCAGATGGCGTATAACTTTTTTGCTCCAAAGCCGGGGCGTCTTGGGACGCTGCCTGTCCCGCTGACCAGTGGCCGCTTGAACACGGGCACACTGGCGGCTGGCACGGACAATCACAACATTGGCGGGTTCCCTGCCAAGGCGTATGTCAATCGGGCGACCTTCTGTGCGGGGACGTTCCCGACCGCCGCAACATCGTGCGTCGTCACGCTGTTCAAGATGACGGGTGCGACGGCGGTGGCTCTTACGTCTGGCCTGAACGTCAACACGCAGACGGCAGAGACGCCGTTGCAGTTTGTGTTCCTGACCTCGACCACGGACGCCCAGCGGACGCTGACCACGGCGGACAGCCTTCGCGTGGCGATGGTGACTGTGGGTGCCGTGTCGGTGCAGCCCGACGATGCGACGGCGGTCGTCGAACTGCTGGTGCAGGAGTAACATGACCGCGCCCGTGATTCTGGTGAATCCTGCGGGCATCCCCGAGCCGTCGCCTGAGATTCAGCGGCGGCTTCGGGAGGTGCATAGCGGACTGAAGTTGCGGCTGATGGACACAGGGGTGCCTACATGGTCTGTGTGCATGGAGTGGCAACCCGAAGACCGCCGATGGGAGTGGGTGCAGCGCGAGAGCTACGACGCACGAATGGCCTATGACATCATTGGCTATCTGCCGCTCGGATGTAGCCCCGACGAAGCCCCGTCATATTTAAGCAAGATGGTCCGCACCTTCCCGCGAGAAGACATCCAGCGGTTGTCCGACTCCGTGGAGAACTACAACACGGGGATGATGTCTGCGGCGATGGACAGTGCCCTTGGAGAAGTGCTGGATAGTGCCGATCCGTCTACCATGCGGCGTGGCCGTGGACGCCCTCGTAAAGTGAGCTAAGGAGAACAATGGCAACCGTCACCCTCGGACAGTTGGTTACCGACACCCGCGAGTACATGGATGCGGTTGGCTCGACACGGTGGTCAGACGCCACGATTAAGCTGGTGCTGAACAACGTCTTTGATGGCGAGTGGTCGAACATCTTAAACGCTGCGCCGTACTATCGCTTTGCCATCCGTCAAACCACCACGAACGCCAGCGGCCAGTTCGCGTTTACCACGCTGAACAGCGGCTCTGGCGATACGGAACAGAACTTCTACCGCATCATGTCCGTCAGTGACGGCAACGCCCTGTACGGGCAGACGCGGTTCCAAGATGTGCCGCTGGCGACCACGACCAACTATCTCCCGACCTACCCCCGCC